CTTCGAGCACGTCAACCGATACCCCGCGGCCTCTCGTAAGGATCACGAGGAATGTAACCGCCTCGGCCACCCATGCGAGCACGCAGGAGATGTCTACATTGCATGGTGGAAAGAGGCCAAGGCCCAAGTAAGAAAGGAACGCCATGTCGCCTGATCTCAAGAACGCGATCTCCGATCTCAAAGCAGCCCGCTCGATCGACGAGCAACAGCGCATGAAGATCTTCGCCAAATATGCCAACGGGGGGTTCTACTCGATCGCCGACCGATCGGACGAGGACTACCTGGAAGGAAAAATAACCGCCTACGATCAAGCAATCGCAATGCTGGAAAGGAGCACCAATGAATGACGAACAGAAGTTCCACTTCACCGAATGGAATGTCTACGAAGTGTGGGCCGAGGATCGCGAGGCCGCCATGCGGCTCCGTGACGAATGGCTCGAAAACGACGAATCCCACCCCGCGGTCAAGCACCGCAATTGTGGAACCGACTGGGAGGTGGCATGATGGCCGCCAAGAAAGAACCCGAAGAGGAAACCATAACCATGCTGCGCTCCGATCACGAGTTCGCGATCCACGAAGCTCATGTCGACGGGGCTGCCATGGAACGGGCACGGATCATCGCTGTCCTCGCGGAGGACTTCGCCCCGCACATGTTCACTCACTTCAGGGAGGCGTTGTTCCCTGATCTGTAACGTCTCCCTTGACGAGAAGACCCCCAGGGCGTGGTGGATACCCTGGGGGTCTTTGCATGGAAAGGAACCATGAGCAATTGCCTAGCCTATGACTGGCCTTGCTTACTCGAAGTGTAACATGCTCACTGGCATGAGTCGCACTGCAGCAGGTCCATCGGATCTACTGGGACCTGGAATCCGTCGACCTGATCGATGTTGTCGAACGGGCTACTCACCGGCGGGCTTCCGATCGTACTGAAGCACCGAAGTGAGCAGGGACATGATCCCGGCCAAAGCTGAAACGCTCAGAACGCTCACCCAGTCGACGTCGATCACGCCCAGGGCTGTCGTGCCGATCGTGGCCAGTGCGGTCTGTGCGACTGTTTTCGTGCAGCGCTCGACGGCGTAGTCGAGATATTTACGGATCTTATCCATCAGGGTTTTCCTCTTTCGAATATTTCGATTTGTCCTCCCAGACCGCTCCGAAGATGTAGCTGGTAAGGATCAGGGTTATCAATGCTACCCCACCGGTCACCAGGTCACTGATGTCTGTGATCGCTCCGGTCAATGCGGCAAGCGATGAGGCGATGAGCATGAATGCTCCGATCACGAATGATGCGAAAATGTAACGCCGACGGATCCTCCAGCTCGGTTTGCTCATGATGTACTTCAGGCCTTTCAGGTACGTTGCGATCGCGTATCGGATCACTGGACCAATGAGATGACCGTGGGAAGGACGGCCGCTGCCAGACCGATCGCCCCGAAGAGTTTCCACATCGTCATCTCCATTTTGCGGATCCGTGTTTCGTGATCCGTGAGACGGACGTTCACATCCTTTTCCAACTCGTCCAGCTGATCTGAAATCGAGGGAAGCTGTGCCGTCAATTTTTCCAACATCGATTGTATTTTTTGCACCTGCAGATACAGTTCCTTCATGGTGATGCGGGTCGATGATTCTTCGGTCATTACCGGAGCGCTTTCCTGATCATAAAGAACCGGGCCAGTCTTGCACTCATCGGCGGCCTCGGTTCAGGTAGGGCGGGCTTTGTTTCTTCAATTTTACCGGAGGGGTCGTCTGTGATCTCCGGGGCCGGTGCAGGCTTTTCCTCGATCTCCGGTTCCCCGATCACCGTCATGGGATCGAAAGTGTCACCCCAGGTTCGGCTGCGGCGTGTCTCCAGGTGGAGGTGCGGGCCCGTGCTTCGTCCGGTGTTACCGCTGGATGCGACCACTTGGCCTCGGGTGCAGCGGCTGCCCTTCGGAAGGTGTGACGGTTTGTCCAAGTGGTAGTAGACGACGTAAAGCTTCGGGGCGTGTTTGATGATCAAGGTGTAACCGCCGGACGCTCCGGATCCTTTGTGTACGATCTCACCGTCTGCCCCCGCTGTTAGGGGTGTCCCGATCGGGAGGGCTACGTCGATCCCGTGATGGAACTTTTTCTTGCCCGTGATCGGATCGATCCTCCAACCGAAGGGGCTGTTTTTATTGACTGTGTATCCCTGTGGCCAGGGCTGGGAAAGTTTCACGGATCACACCTGCACTTGGTCGCAGAAGTGCCCACCACACGACGCCCCACACATACCGTTACAGTCGTGGCGCTTCTCGCAATAAGGACAGGTGCGTTCAGACATGCTTCCATTCTACCCAACCGGTGTAGTAGGTTAGCCCTATGCCTACAATCAAGTTCACAGACACCACCGGCTTGGTCCCAGAGGACTACTACCCCATCCCGTCAAAGTTTCACATACCGGAATGGTTGAAGCGGTTAGCCCCGTACTCCGATGAGAAACAAGACCAGCAGACCGCGAAGCGTTGTATCCCCATGCTGGACGCGGTGATGTCCGGTTACACGATTGTCACCACAGAGGACATCAAGGTGGAACAGACAGAAACCACACCATTTTATCGCTGGGCAAATGGACTAGGTGTGGATTTTCATTCTGTGGACCAAGCCAGCACCCATGCCAAAGTTCACGCGCCAATCCCCAAATGGCTCAACCCCTGGAGTATCGAAACGCCACGCGGGTATTCCTGCCTATTCGTTCCACCGTTGAACAGTGACGGGTTAGCGTTCACTCCGTTCGCCGGTATCGTAGACACAGACACCTATCTGCCGGTTGTCAATTTCCCCTTCTTGTTGTCTGACCCAAAATTCGAAGGACTTGTCCCAGCCGGTACACCGATTGTCCAGGTGATTCCGTTTCAGCGTGAAGCGTGGACTATGGAAACCGTTGTGGGGAACACTCAGGAAGTGACCCGCGCCACGCGCCGATTGCGGTCAGTGTTCAAGAACGGATACCGGCGCTTGTTCCATCACCCTAAGTCGTTTGATTGACCCACTGATAAGTGGTTGTGTCTAATACCCAATCGCCATCTTCATCAGGTTCCGGCGGATAGAAGGCGTCAGCCGTTTCGTCGTAGTTCCAACCAGCGCCAGGATAGTTGTATCTAAGCGCTTTTGATTGGTCATCACTGGGGATTGCCTCACCGTTTTCGTCACGCTCACCGGAGTAATGAACGCCGTTCCGCGTGTTGTAAGAACATTGAACCCAGGTTCCGCCAAGAACTTCGGTGAAGAACGATTCGCCATCGTCAGGTGCGTCACTGTCCCCAACAAGAACGCGCTTGACTTTACCGTTTTTGATTTCTGCCCAGTGGCTCATGATGTCCGATACCTCACAATCACAACACCGGAACCGCCCGCCCCAGGGCTTCCGCCCGAACCCTCAGCGCCTCCACCGCCACCGCCGGTGTTTGGGTCACCTGATGGCGCGGTCTGGTTTCCTGTCGCCCCGATTGCGCCTCCACCTAGACCGCCGTCGGCAACCGGTGTGGTAGCCACCCCGCCTCCGCCACCGCCACCGAAGTACACATCGTTCCCAGAAACCTCACCGACAGATTGGCTTGTTGCGGTAGCAGTAGGAATGATATTTACGATCCGCCCGTCACCGCCCGCACCGCGACCAATTCCGCCGGTGGCATCCGTTCCGTCTTCCCCTGCGCCTCCACCACCTCCGGCTGAGTTTCCAGGCGCGATACCAGCCCCGCCTTGATGACCCTGCGTGGCAAAGAAGTCCGAATTGTTTGGTTGACTACTACCTGACCCACCACCGGACGCACCGAAACCGCCCTGTGAGTTGAGCCTGCCTCCGCCCCCACCGCCTACCGCGCCCCAACCCGACTCAGGATTAGACCCAAGATAAAAAAATGAGTTGTCACCCTGGCTGGCGTTACCGGACCATTGAGAGGCAGGTGAACCAGCACCAATCGTCACAGTCCAGGAACCGGCTGGCAAATAAACATTCTCACGGTAAAGAACCCCACCGGCACCACCGCCCCCACCCATCTCCGAAGTGCTCCCACCTTCAGCACCGCCAGCGCCACCAGCAACCACAAGCAAGTCCACATAACCAGCCCGTGAAACCGTAGCCGTAGTCGAAGAAGTGAACGTGTGCGACTTGTAGGTTGAGTTCCCTTCCGTGAAGGTCGCTTCAGTGCCACCCGTCATCTCAGGGTAGAGAACCTCACCCGCCATCTTGTTGGACTTGTTGTAGTTCTCGATGGAACTAGAGCGCATCGAAGTAACAGCCATTAGTTGCTACCCCCTTAGACGGTTACTTCAGCACCGAAAGCGTTGATCGATAAGGCGTTCGCTGTGCCGGCCTGGACCGAGATCACATCGGTCGCCTCGAGTGCGATCCCCAACGTCAGCGTTGTACTGTCGTTCGCGGCCACGGGCACATCGTAGGCCAGGTAGTGCTGGTTACTGATCGCGTCTCCATCGATCCTCGCGGCAAGCCTGAAGGTCGTCGCGCTCGCAGTACGGTTCGCGATCACAACCGTCGAGACGACGGTCTCCGTGCTCGCCGGCACTGTGTACAGATCGGTGAGGCTGGTCGTTGTCAGATCCAGCTGCCCGAGGGTTTTGTATGAACTTGCCACTTGTTTATGCTCCCATCAATAAGAACGTCTGTTCGAATCCTACGTCTCCCCCACCCACAGCGGTCCATGACGTGCCGCTGTAGAATTCGAGGCTGTCTGTGTCTTTTAAGAATCTCAGCTGGCCTTCGGCGGGAGATGGCAGCGCCGATCCTGCGGCGGCCGTCCCTGCGAAAACGAGAACGCTTTGGTCCATGAGATAGTTCATGACGTTCTCGGCGGTGAGGACTTCGCCGCTCGTGAAGGTGCGGTAGCCGGATGGTGTGGCCATGTGTGATCTCCCTAGAAGGCGAGGTTGTTAGTTCCAATGATACCGAACTCGGCGTCATCCAGGACCAAGAAGTTCCAGTCGAGTGACTGCACTCCGATGATCATGTCGTGCCGGAATCGGCGGATGTCGTTGTCGATTCTGATAACTTGACCAAATTGTGCGATCTGTGATCCTACCGAGTTCGGGGTGAACCGTGTCAGGATCACGTCGCCAAGTTCGAGGGCGAGCACGGCGGCTCTCTGTGCCCCGGTCATGTTGTCCAGGTTCAGTTCGATCCCTTCGAACCGGTACTCCGGATCCGCGTACTTTTGGACCAGGAATGATGCCATGTTTGCCAGCTGATCTACGTCGCTCAGCAACGTGTCCAGGCCAATCTCCGAGATGCCGTAGGCGATCTGTGATCGGTTGTTTGTGGCGATCGCTGTGCCCGCTGCCGATCGAACCTCGGCACGGTTGTACAGCAGCTCCGTCCCGTAGCTCACTTTCACGTTTGTGTACGGGATCCCCGTGCCGTCGTCAGCGAAGATTGTATAGCTGCCCGATGTGGGGGTGGCGTCAAGCCGGGCCCTGAATACCAGGTCCCCCGCTTTGGAGACGAACAGTTGCCCTTGCTCGCTGTCGCTGGCCACCTTCTGCAGGTAGTCGAGGGCGTTGCCGCTGATCACATCTGTGCCGAGGGTGCTCGCTCCCGCATCAATGTCCCGCCGATCGGCAGGCCAGTTGACTGACTCCTGATCTAGGATCGCTTCAACCCTCGCGCCGGTCAATTGTTCGACGGCCGTCCCCCCGGTCGTTGTTTGTCGTGCCAGGTTTGTGAACTCATCGAGGGCCACGATCTCCGCTCGGGACTGATTGTCCGGTGTGTATTCCAGGTTCCAGTCAGAAATGATGCCGGTGAAGACTCGTTCGCCGTCTGTCGTGATCCTGACTTCCCGGCGGGGGATAATGTTGCCGGCGTAAGGGCTCGAACCGTACAGCGGATCAAACGCCCGCGTCTCGTTTCGCAGCTCGATCGACGCCTTGCCTGCACGGAAACGTTGCAGCTCACGGTTTTTGCCTCGGGTGACAACCGCCTCGACCAGGTACTCTGTGATGTCGTTGAATACGACACCGCCGAGTGTGTACTCTGTGTTGTTCAGAACGCCCGCGATGGGGTCGTCAAGGATGAAACCTTCGACCGCGCTCAGCTCTACGACGGTAGCCATTTATCCTCCGGTGTATCTGACGCGCTGGAAGATCGGGCCGGCCTCTTCCTCGTACCGCGCGATGATCGAGAGAACGTCGTCTCCGACGCGCTGCCCGTTCACTCCAAGTCCGGCGTTCACGTTAATGTTGTACGTGTTTTGTTGAGTTGGTCCGGCCGATCTGAAACCGGTCATCCCGCCGTAATCGTAGAATCCGGGCTGGCTTCCTGGAGCAAATGCGCCAGCACCAAGCCCCGGTGCGATGTTCAAGTTTGGCTGCAGCATCCCCAGGGCTCTTGCCTGTGAAGCAATCACGTCACGGTTTCTCCGATCGAGTTGATCCGAGACGCCTGTCGTGTCCACCGCTGGGAATTGCAGATCGTCGAATGCGCCCTTCAGCAGACCGGCCTCCCGTCGATAATCCTCCAATGGGGTGACGTCAAGTTTCGGCAGCTTCAACGCCGGCAGGCTGATCGGGGGAAGCCCGCCCAGTTTTCTCACGTCGTTTGTGACGGCCTCCACCATCATTCGTATTCCAGTGTGAAGGAGTTCGATTGCTTCGAGCGCTCCGTTCACCATCGTCTTCGTGAACCATTGCACACCGAAGGCAACCCTGGACCAGATCTCCATGAAGGTTTTCCCTGCTTCGCCTGACTCGATAATTCTTTCTCGGAATGCGAACAGGGCCGTGGCCCCAGCGAGGATACCTGTCACCACTGCGACGAACGGGTGGCGTGCCAGAACCCCGAAGAATCCGGAGGAGGCTCCCGTGGCCGTCGCTGCGCTACCCGTAAACAAGGCGAGGGCTCCGGTTGCGATCCTCACACCGATCGTGAACAAAGCAAACGCTGTTATCAAGGCCCCCATCACTTCACCGTTCTCGGCCAAGAAGCCAGTCAGCCCTGTGATCACCGGTTGCAGGTTTGTCATCAGCTCCGTGAATGGTGGCAGCAACGTGTCCACCAAAGTCAAAACGAGCAGCGCCAGATCACCCATCGCTGGGATGATCGGGATCAAAGCCTCAAGGAACGCTGGCAAAGTTCCCGCGATCTCGGCAATCACCGGCAGCAGGCTTTGGAACAACTCCAGCAGCACCGGTGTGGCCTGATCAATGAGCGGCGTCAATTGCTCCACCAGGTCCATGATCGCCGGGGCCAAAGCCGCACCGATCGTGATCCCCGCTTCCTCGAACCGCGATTTCAGCAGCTGCATCTGCGCGTTGAATGTTTCGAGCTGTTTGTTAGCTACCTCATCGGTCGTGCCGGCTGCGTTTCGAAGCTCTGCCTCGTAGGTCTTGATGGCCTCCGATGTTCCCATGAGGGCCTGCAGCGATCCGAGGGACTTATCTGAGAAGCCCAGCTGGAGAAGGGTGGCCTTTTGTGTCTCATCTGACATGCCGCCCAGGGCTGTCTCCAAGTCCCCGATGATGTCGCCAAGGTTTGCCATCTCCCCGGCGCTGTCGAACACCTCAATGCCCATGCGACGGAAGGCACCCTCGTTTTTGATCGCCTTCGTGGTCAGGTCTCGGAGCACGATCGAGAGCTGTGTACCGGCAAGCTCTCCCTTGATACCCTGATCGGCGAACGCGGCAAGGACGGCCACGCCTTCCTCGACGTCTTTCCCGACGGCTCGAAGGGCTGCACCGGCTTTGGTCGTCAGCGATGTCGAGAATTGTTCCACCGAAGCGTTTGCCAGCGTGTTCGCCTTCACAAGGACGTTTGAGACGCGAGCCATGTTTTCCATGTTCTTTACCGCGTCGTCGCGAATCGTCAGCCCTAGGGCGCTCTGAGCGTCTGTGAGGAGGTCTGTGGCCAGGGCCATGTCGAACATGCCGGCCTGAGCGAACTTCGCCACTGTGGGCATCGCCTTGATCGACGCCTCGGCATCCAAACCAGCGGACGCCAGGAAGAAGAACGACTCGGCGGCTTGCTCTGCGGAGAACGTTGTCTCGAGAGCCATCTGCCTCGCGGCCTGCGCCATCTCATTACGCATGCTGTCTTCGACGTCGCCCATGATCGCGAGGGACTTTGTGAGCGCCCCATCGAAGTTCGCGAACTCACGGACCGAAGC